AGGCCATGTTCGAGATGACGCTGCCCATGACCACAATTAAGGCCCTGCCTACACCGTGAGCGAGATAGTCGTAGCCATCCTTAAGGACCATAAATACTATAAAAAGGTAAAGATTCTCAGGTCCAACGAGGAAGTGTTGGCATGCAACGATAAAGTCGTCTTTATCGAAGACCCTGATCTTAGCAAACGTTCTAGTCCTGAATATACAATAGATTTCGTGGCAAAACATTTCTGGAACAAACTCCCCGAACGCCCATATACCATTCCTGAGCCACATTCCCTAAACGACGAACTATATATCTTCTCCACGAGGATTTATGACATATGCTTTAGCCTCACAGAACGAACGATTGACACTATCCATAACGGTGATTTGGTTATTGGGGTTTGTAGGGGAAGTCTTTCAGATACTGTTAAGCGCCGTATATCCAGAGCGGCCCTAAAGTCAGAAAAAATAGAGGAAGACACGGCATGGGGCGGCAGGCCGTTCTCCATATATCTACTGACACCGGACGAAAGAAGGACGAGGATAGACACTCACAAAGAATTTGTAGAGTCCTATCCCAAAAAGAGTGGGGCGATAAGGTTAAGGACCCTACAGGACCTTATTCGTGCAATTTGGCAAAACTTTATCGATATCGTAAGGGTAGCAAGAAGAGAAGCAAATCTTGAGTCAAAAGGCTACGCTTCATATCGGGACTTAGATAGACCTGTAATGGATGGATGGCCTGATAGGGTTAAGCTCATAGCTCTCTTGCGGGCTATTGTCAATGAAGCAAGCAAGAAAGAAGGGATGTCTCCAACTTTCTACAGAAAGATCGACGATCCAGGGTCACGTATTGCTGCATACAAAGCTTTCCTTATGGAAGTGAAGGCTGCTCTTCCAAAGATAGACAAATGGGTGGAGAAGGGCGACTACTATGCGAGTTTCGGAGAAGAAAAGGACAAGGAAGTCCGCAGTTGGTTCGCAAAGTTCTGCAGAAAAGAAGTGGCAGATAGCGTGACATAAGTCACGGTCAAAAGGGGCGAGTCATTCGCCCCTTTTTTTAGATATAAGGATTCTAGAGGAGGATTCAGCATGGGCATAGAGCTTAAACGTTGTGACGATATCGTAGATAGTGTTGCTAAAGAGCGAAAGAGTTTAGAAGAAGAGATTCAGCAGTATAAACGTGATATAAGGACAGTTGGTCCTGGATCGCTAAAGGGCAGGGAGCTTTTCTTTGAGGCCTTGGCGATAAGGATAAAACTAAACATGTTGCCGCACCCATTAGAGAGAAGCTGAAATGTCAGAAACGCAATTCGTAGTCTACAGAAAAGAAGAAACGCCTTACAATAAAATCATATCGGCAACGTGGGATATAGCGTTAACTGAGAATTGTGACGTCAAACTTGATCTTCTAGATGATAGCCGCGAAATGCGAATGTATCGCGCAAATAATGCGGATGCCCAAGAAACCTTGATCAAAGAAATCCATAAAGAAAACTACATCGGGAAAGATTTGTCTATCATTGGACAACGTTATGGATGGCGTTCAGCCGCAGAAATATACAGATATCCTGTTTTTCTGTTTAAGAATGATCGCCCAATCTCTGGAAGAGAAAGGAAAAGGCTTAGGGCTCGGGTCAAGCGATTAAGCAGGGAATTAAAAACCCCGATAATCATTTCAGTTAATGGCCACTCTTCGTTGCATTATAGTCCAGCAGACAAGAAGAAAGTAGTAGATAGAAACCACGTTATATACATGCTAGGCGGGATAATGCTGATAAAATATGCTCCAAAAGAAGCCGCACGGCTTAAGGCCAATCCACGCAGGCTGGTTGATAAATTCCACCGCAACGGGATACTCAGATGCAGGGAACTTGGGGCCATATTGTGGAGAATACAGAGAGAAATTCATGACTTTAGACCGCTAAGCAGAATAATCCGGTATATAGCTTTCCTTACAGAAAGACAGCCCAAGCGAGAGCATCTAATAGATATGATCTTTGATGCGCTGAAGATGCATTCTGTTTTATACGGCAAGAACACCTACCGGAAAAGGAAGTGGTTCAAAGAGTTCCTAAAGTGCAATGCGAAAACAATCCTTAAATACCGGAAATACAATAAACTTGTGGGGAACCCCGATATCATGCAAAGGAGACTTGGGAAAGTACATGAAAAATTCTACCAATTCCTTAAACGCGAGTTAAAGGCCGCTAATATGGTATAAGATGTATGATAAGAGATGTTTCATTAGATTTGCGCAGCGGCCGGTGCAAAGGGATGGCCTCTGAGTCCTGGGAGAACATCGGAGGGGAGCGCTGGGGTAATTTCCTTTCCCCCAGCAGGCGTAGGCTCCGCAGCCCCAGGAGGCTTCCATTGTCCCCTTCTGGGCCCACCGGCCGCTAAATTTTTTAGGGAGATTATCAAATGGCAACATGCAATCGGTCATGCGTCTACGCGCTAGGTTGTGTTTTACACAACAGGTCGCTGGGAGCCGTTCTGGTCCCAGAAGTTCTGGAGTCGATCCAAGGGGGGAGGTCCGTGCATGAATGCGCGGATTACAAAGAGCGAAAGGAGGGGGATGGAGAGCCATGGGTAGCGCCGATCCCCGTAGCGACGGGGCAAATAGCCCACAGGTGTTGTTCCTGAGGCTTCGCCGGTATTGCAGGGCACACCAGAGCCTCAATAGCTATTCCTCTTTCCAAGAACTCCAGAGCTTCAACCAAATAGGCCCCGCAACCTGAGATTCGAGAGGGGAAAAACAAGGGCTCCCGTTTGGGAGCCCCTGTTTTAGCTTGTAATTCCCGTGTTACCGGGCAACGATATTGATCGGCACCAGCCGGTCGTACTGGGCACTGACGCCTTCAGCAACCAGAATGCTAGAGGCGTTGATGTTGAAGCTATGGCCCTGGAGATAGCAGTCCTCCAGATAGAATGCGCCATAGGCCTCGTTCTGCGCATCGCGCAAGTAGACCATCAATCCAAGAGGATGATCAAACAAATCGGATGCTAAGTTGATGAAGAAGTCTGCATTTAGATTTGGGGTAGTTGTCTTTGGTCCGTATCCTGGAGTATCAAAAACTTCAGGAGTATCGGAAGAACCTGGATTTACATTGTCGATTATGTTACCGCCCTTTGTGTTCGCCGGTGGATAGTACGCATACAGAACGCGCATCAGCGATGGGCCCCAGTAGAGGATTCGGCCAAGGGTGATGGCCCCAACTGTGCGCCCGGGGATGTGATAGGCGCGTTTAGATCCGATCTCGAACATCTTCTGAACCATCTTGTTCTGATTCAGACCGAAGTTCTCGATGACGCCTATCGGGAAAGCAACGTTCTTCCCCTCTGTACCAGTGATACCGCCAATTCTGGCAGTATCGTTCAGCCTGGGAGGGCCAGCGGCGATGAGCGTGGTCGCTGCGTTTACGAACTCTCCTCCTTGCAGATCATTCTGTACGTGGTTTTCGCTCCAGTTCCAGGTGCCTAGCGACGTAGTAGAAGCCATTTTAGAATCTCCTTCCTGTTCCTACAACTAAATCAGTAAGGTTACCCTGATGTAGTTGCAGGGGTATGGGACCAGCAGATCGATCTCAACCAGTACCGTGTCTGGCTGATCTTCGCTCTGGGCCAAGGACACTAATGTTCCGTTGATCAGCTGACCCTCGCTGACCAGTTTTCTCAGCACGCCTTCAGTGATGGTCCTCAACATTTCCAGGAAGGTCTTTGTGATGTTGTACTTCCCGATGTATGGGCGTAGGGTGTCGCGCACCATCTTGGAGATGTAGTCCACGTCCTTGGTGATCGAAAGCTCTCGCTTCTCGATCAGGCTCACGTCAGTGGACAACTGGTGGCGGCAATAGCATGGAGCTGTGGGCGTGTCCTGGACCAGAATGTATGTGCCGCCAGTGGCGATTATGTCCAGCTGTGTGGCGCTAAAGTACTCGTTCGAGTGCTGCAGCCCGATTATTCCAGCGAACGGCAGGTTGGTGAATGGCTGTTGGGGCGGATAGTTGGCCACCATCGCACCGACTATGGCCCCTGCAAAGTACCCAGCCACTTCTCCCGTTATCTCTGTCTCACTGGTATCAAACGTATCGTCTCCATGCGAATCTTCTTCGTAGGAAACCTGGATCTCGTCTGGCCAGGCATTGAACACGCGCCTGTTTGCGAACGCGGTACTGTAATCCGCAATGAACTGTGCCTGTTCCGTCTTGTCCAGATCCTTTGTATCTATGCGGTAGTCCTGCTCGTAAGCAGATACCGTCAGTCCGGGGGCGACTAGCTCAAGCGTCTGTCCGTCAACAACCCTGACGATTCTGGCGCTTTCTGTTACAACCCCCTCTTCCAAGATCTTGACGTACATGCCGGCCGTAACTTCATCGTTGATGAAGTCGCCAGTAGCGGCCGAGAAGTCAGTTGCCGCAGTAACCAGGCCGTCACTGCCAGTAGTCTTTGTCTCGTAAACAAAGAGCTCGCGGTTGATGAAGCAAATCCTTTCGTGTTTGGACTCTTCATCAGACATCTGCTCAACGTGTGCTGCCCAGATCTGGTGGACAGCAGGAAGCTGCGAAAGCACTGCGATGCTGTAGACTTCGCGGCTCTCGAGGAACTCCGCAGCCTGGGTATGGTCGTTGGTCGTATCATCCTCGATCGCAGTAGCCTGAACAGTTGTGTCTGTGTTCTGCAACGCCAGGAAGGCAGCAAAACCGAGCGGGTTTTCCGGGATGGCCGGGCCAAGCTTCTCTTCCAGCTCATCCAGGGTTTCTATTGTCACCACATCATCGATGTTATCGGTACGAACAGCCGTGTAGCTGATCAGAACATCGCCCGTAACTATCGAAGACCGCTCGTCAATCCTGTACTGAACATCATCTTCTGTCTCAAAGACCCGGACGATGCGGTAATCGGCTCCGGTATCTCCGGCGAAATTGGCGCCCTCCACAGTCAACGTAGTAGTACCGACCGTAGCAATGGTCCGCTCACCGGCGTCATCCTCTGTCTCGATTATTAACGTGTCGCCAGCCTTAACACCAATGGTAGTGAAGTTTTTGCCAGAGTCGGTAAAAGTAGTTGTTCCAACCGTAGTGTCGCCGCTGGCAAATTCCGTGTCTAACAGAATCTGGTTTAACAGCAGCTCTACGTCGCTGACAACTTTCTCGATCCTCCAGGTCCCAGCGTTATCCCCGCTCTCGATGACGAGGCTCATCCCCGGGACAACGCCATCGTCAAGGAAGTCGGCCTCTTCATCGGTAAACGAACTGCCGTCTGCCATGACTCGGTATGACAGACTGCTAGCTGTATCGGTGAAGCCAGCGAAAGGCTTCCAATTGGTGCCATCTGACTTCAGATCGACAGTCAGCGATGTCTCTGAAGCAACAGCCGCCACCTGGTAAATACCGATGTCTGCGCCCGACAGAATGAACAGGCTCATCCCAGGCTTAACGCCGTTTGTCTGGAAATCTGAGCCAGTAAATACGTATGGCGTAGTTGTGTCAGTTTCTCCATCAGATGGATTTGGCGGAGCATAAGTTGTGGTCGTCGCAGTTGTTTCGCCAGATCCAGTGCTGGCTATCACTGTTCTTGTGATAGTTATGTTATCTTCAACATCTACGCTATCCGCATCAGCTGTAAAGTCGTCATCATCAATCGCGAATGTACCGTGACTATTGGTAAGGTACGCCAAAACAGATGCAGTCTCTACTTCTGCGCCCTCAGGCAGGTTTGGATAAGAATAACTGGTCGCGGTTGCATCGTAAGCGCCAGCATTCTGCTTGAACTCCACCTGCTTGTTGACCCCAACGATCATAAGTGGCAACGAAGGTGCTATGAGCGTTGGGCTCGTAGTTACGAATTCTTGCTTGACGAACACGTCAGGCTTGGGAATTGTGGCCATGGTGACCTCCTTAATCCTTTCTTACGGAGCAGTGGCCGAGACTTCGGCCTTATGCAACTCTCTGCCATCTTTGTTGTTTTTCAGCGAAACGGTTAGTTTCTCGATCAACTGTTGCGATGGCGTGACAATCCACTTGTTCTGGAACGACAGGGTCATGTTTACCGGTACAGCAGTCAGCTCTTGCTGGGAATCAGACTGGATCAAAGTTTCCGTACCGATTGCTACCGAATTAACCTTGAAAGCTCCCCTTTCCCTTATCTGGAGCGCAAAGAATTGGATACCCTGGAAAACCAGGTCAGCCAAAAACTCCGCCTCCAGTCCGTTACGGGAGAGACATTCCAGGGTCAGATCCGAGTAGATCAGATCGGTATAGGCCCTTGCTCCGGTCCTCCAGTCAAAGCCAAGCCGCTGCTCAAGCGAAGTATTCATCCAGCCAGTGCCGCCACGCCGGAGCACTATCGCTGGTCTCTGCTCCATCCTCTCGAGGTCCTCGGTATAAGAGTCAACGATCAAAATGCCGGATTTGCTTGGGTCCTGATTCCAAACGTAATCGTTGTGGCCATCGTAGAGCGTCGGCTCACTGAAGAGATCCTGAAGGAACTTCAGGACCAAATCTTTAGCGAGAGAAGTTGGACGCACTCGATCTATCCCTTCCTGCTAGCTGCCTTAAGAATCGAATTGGGGCTAAATGTCTTTAGGAAAGAACCTCTGCCCATTTTGGCCGATGCTCGAGCTACTCCTGATTTAGCCACATGTGCTGATGGCGTCGACACAATTTTTGCTCCAACGCCTCTAATTTTAGAGGCTAATGATGCGCTGGCAGTGAAACTAGATTTTTTCTCGAGCTGTGGCTGTCTACGTCCTAACAGAAATGCGGCACTGCCCAAGGTCCCAGCGCCAGCTATGGCGCCCAAGATTGCCGCAAGATCAGCATTACGCGAAAGCATTTTAGACAGGATTAGTGGAGAGACCCCACCAATAACGGCGCCTACTACAGCGCCAAGGGCAGCGCCCTGTAGCCCCGCTTTCGGATCTGGTTCGGCGAGCTTAACAAGCTCTTTGCGAAACCCACTCAATGAATTAGGCTCCATCATCCCACACCACGATTTCTACAGACATCCCTTCTCCGTACCAGATGTCTATGATTGTAGCCGGGCTAACGATATAAGTTGTCAGCCAATCTGCATACGCATCAAGACCAGCTTGTGTGTGAAGATCGTAGTTTAGCTTATTTACATTGACAGCCATTTATGTCCTCCTCTTGCTGGGATTGGATCTGTTGCCAGGATCGGTATTTCTGCCTAGCCAGTAGAACTGTTTGGCCAAGCGTTTCTCCTTCTCCGCTGCTTTCTTCTTCCCTATCGAATAAGCAAGTCCTGCACCTGTACCAGCGCCAATAGCCGCTGTCCCAAGAAGAGCGCTGGCCTTCAGCACCTTGCTTGTGATGCTTGCCTGCTTGACAATTGCTTTTGCGAATTCATTGAGAGTCATCTGCCTATCCTCTCAGGTCTCTGACTTCAGCTTTGTAACCTTGAAGCTCATCATCAGATCTCTGTATCCCCTGAGCAATTCCATCGGCAAAGACATTCTTGCCATCTGTGCCTGGATGCCTCCAGCCTCCTCTCATATATGATTTTAACGTGGCGCGGCGAAAAATCAACCGTTCTTGTCCAAAAAAGAAGGTCCTAATCGGTATTGTTTTGTTTAACAAGTACCACATTGTATGCGGTCTTACCCCCTCTTCTATAGATCTGGCATGCGGTGCGTCCGAGTAAATCCAGATGGTATTCCCGGACACATAGCCCCTGATAGAATTAGCCAATGTCCCAGTCGGATGTTTAAATACTCCAGAGTAGCAAATTTCTTTTATCGATGTTATTACGTTTTCCTTGACAACATTTGCTTTGGTCCAATCAATTACTTGACTGGAAGCTTCGCTAGTAGGCCGCAGATCGATGATCTTGAGCACTTGCCTACCTTCTGCCCTCTTTCAACGCCTGGGCTATCTTAATGCTCGCGTTGGCCCGATCAAAGGCCTCTCTGGAACCAACGCTGCCAACAGCCTTTTCCATCATCTTGAGCGTAGTTTCGTTTACCGATTTCTTGCCATGCTTGGACTGAGCGTACTCACGGTACTCGCGAAGTGACATCTCGTTAGCCATCACCATCCCCCCTATGCTTGTCTCTCAAAAGTCCCAGTGGGATCTCTCCATGTGGCAGTAGCAATGTCACCCAGTTGACTGGGCTTGTCTACTACTTCTCGAATCCTTTCTCTAGCAAACCTACGGATCTTTTTCTTTTCTGCGGTTTTATGCAATTTTTCGGTAAGACTCATTTCTGTTATTGGCCTGGCTTTGCCTAGACCGGTTTTCTTCCCCAATAACTTTCCAGCAGTTGAACCGATAGCTTCTGCTCCAGACCATCCGAGCATCGATCCAAGTAGGGGGGCTCTTGAAAAGTATAGCCCGCCAGCCATGGAACCCAATAGTCTACCAGCTTGCTGAGCTCTGCCTTCTCCTCCCGGTTCTCGTTCTGCTGCAATGTCCAAAGCCTGGGGAGCAACAACAAGCCCACCGAAGAGCGCCTTCCCACCAAAACTTGTTCTTTTCCATTCTTTGGCTGCAGTCCTAACCGGATGCTGAATAGCCCTTTTGCCTATCGCCAACATCTTTGTAGGCGCGAGGCTTTTTAACGTCCCTCGAACAGGGTGCTTGCCAAATTCTTTGATCGATCTTAATGCCGCTGCCCCGGTTTCCTTTGCTACCCGACCCTTTTGGACAAAACCTTTTCCCAGGGCAGGGCCCCATTTCTTGAAGGCATGAAGAAGTCCTTTTGCTATCGGCATTTATTCAGCCTCCGGCATTACAAGTTTATACTCAATGTCGTTTAGGTTTATCTGAGCAAGAGAAAAGATCTGATGGACCAACAGCCTTTTCTTCTCTGTCTTGCTCACCTGTACAACTCTCCAACGCTTCCGCCCGTTCTCTATTATAACATCTTTTGGACTTATCGGGGGATAATTCGACATCCAGGCAGTAGTCGTATCTATCTGTTGCTCGAAATGCGCCTGTCGTATCATCTCTGGAGATGGGTTATAGTTGACGTTCACCTCGACTGGGTCGAAGAATCCACCTACGTATCCAGTGTTGTAACACACGGCACAATTGGACTGGGTCTTCCGCTGCTTGATCTCATCCCAGCAATTAGGACAATGCTGGCCCCAGCTGCGCCTTATATACACGACAGAAGGGACTCCAACAAAGTTCTTTAGTAAAAGATTGTTCCGGCGTATTATCTCTACAGCTATAGGATCAGGCTTGGTGGCATTTGATTCGACAAGAGAATCGACAAACTTAGTTGGATCAGATATTAATATGCACCTTACCTTGTAGAAAAATTTGCGCCATTTCGAATATAGATTGGCGCTTGTGTCCTTGTAAGAAAAGACATTTACGAGCCCATTATAGACCTCTGCAAAGTTGCTATCAGGAGAATCAGACCTGAGAATAGAAAAGTGATAGAGAGAAATGTCCTCGTTGGTAGGCTTAATGGCCCAATTGACCACGACATAATCTAGATTGTAGCAGTCAATCCAGATTCTGTCGAAAGCCAGCATGAACAGCTCCTAACTAACAACTATCCTGGCGTAATCACGAAGACTGACATGCGCGAGCTTCTTAAACCAATCGCTATTTTTTACTGTTTCCCATGATTTGTTAATTTCTACAATTTTCTTCCCAGCTGTTACTTTGTCTTTTGCTACGTCAGGATGGAACTCTTTGACAAGCGTTCTGTGTCTTTTTATAACATCTGCCTTTGTTTTTAGATTACCTATTCCGAGATTTGTTTTAGCTTGGTTTATATTTATGCCAGACGGCCTAATTGGCCCACCCCACGTACCGCCCCAAGCACCACCTCTCGTGCGGCCCCAAGAAGCATTTCTCTTAAAAAATCTTACTCTCTGTGTCATCCTTAATTTATTTAACAACCCAATCTTTGCTCCAATAGCTCCACCAAGAAGTATCCCAGGGATCGCCCCCGCAAATGTATATTTGCGCATGTGCGACCTAACTTTTCGAGAAGGCTTTTTATTAGTTTTGTACTCATTATATTGATCCCATGCTTCCCGATCTTTTTTAGGTAGTGTATAATATCCAGTCTGGCCACCGGCAATGACACTACCCAGCAAACCAAGCCATCCCCCATGATAAGTACTGGGTGATTTCATGGAGTCAGCCAAACGGCGACCAACTCGTTTTAGATTTTTAAATGGTATGCTTGCCACGTTACCATCTCCCAAGATTGATCTGGGAGTATTCGCTGTAAACACCGCCCCACCCAGCTGCTATGTTATAGGCCTTTTTGATCTCAAGCTTCTTGCGTTCATAGTCGTTAATGATCATGTTTAGCCAGGCCATGTATTCTGCAGCCTGATCGCTGACACGAACAGTAATTCCGCCATCGCTGTAGTCTAATTTACTGCGACTATAAAGGATGCCTGCGCTTGTCAGAATCTGGATAGCAGCGCCACGTATAAGCATGTTTGGAGAAAGAAAATTTGTATAGTCGAGCGTATTGAGAAGTGGCGGAGTAAAATTCCAATCGTCCAGAGCCATGTCGAGCGCAAGCTCGAGTTGATTATCGGACGATTCCTTGCGGTCGAGGAGCTTGTTCAGCTCATCGACATCACGAAGGAACTTACGCAGCATCCCAACGTATTGCTGCTTTGTGTAAGAGGCCACCTACTTCTCCTGCGCCTCCAAGATCTTATCGATCATGCTCTTCCTGCTGCGGCCATCGGCACCGAGGCCAGCAGAAAGCGCCTTGAGCTCATTCTTGGTCATCTCTTCTAGTTGTTCACGGGTAAGCTTCGGTTTTGTTTCGGAGACAGGCTTATCTGCCTTAGGAGGCTCCTCAACTTCTCGTCTATCGGTTTCTGGCTCTGGCTTGCTGGGAACCTCAGGTTCGGGAGATTTTGCAGCTGTTTCCGCAGAAGGTTTTTTATCTGGCTCACTAGTCTTTACCTCTTCTGTCAACGCCACCTTTTTCTCTTCTTTGGGCTTTTCCTCTTTTTTGCCACCTCTTGCAGCTTCTTGAGCAGCATAAAATTCCTCTTCCGTACTTATGGATAGATTTTTATTCGCTATCAGTTTGTGGTCAGCAAAAGTTAGCTTTGACTCTTCGATTATTACTCTCTGTTTCCTTTGGAGAAAACAGAATGACAATCCTATATTTGTGTTGGATGTGTTCTCAACAACTATGCGTGCCATGGAACCCTCCTAAGACCCCAACTTAGGATGTGGGGGGCCAAGGAACATCCCTGGCCCCCCATGTTCTAAATCTTCGATTAGCTGCCCGCGCTGAGCTCGATCTTGCAGCAGCCGTTCACGTTACCAAGGCCCAGACCAACGTCTTCCCACGCCTGCCAGGTGATCAGGTTGGCACGCTTGTCAATCCAGAACTTCGTCTGGTTGAGCATGAAGAAGTTGCCCAGGAACTGGGGCTCGGCAAAGCCGTAGATTGTACCCTGAGGCACAACCCCGTCCTTGATCGAGGTAACCAGTTTGTACCCGAGGACCGACTGATAGCGGTAGCCATCAACGGTCAATTCGGCGGCGATCTTACCACCGATGTCACTGGCCGTCCAAGCGAGAACGTCAGCGAAATCGATCTCGTGCATCAGGATCGTTCCGAGACGGATCTCTTTGCCTGGGAGCAACTTGGCCAGCTGGCTCAGAGCGCTACGAGTAACCTTTGTGTCGGTCACTGTTGCGTCCAGACCAGACACCCCGATCGCGGACTCTACGTACTGCAGGAAGCGCAGATCCTCGATCTTCTGGATGTCCTTTACACTGTTCTCCTCGATGACCTTGGTGATGGGCATCTCGTAGGCGAGCAGCTCCTGTTCCGTCTTCTCAAACTTCTCCGAAGAGATTGTCGAGAACGGAATAGTATAGCGCCTGCCCTCAACATAGCGGCCATCAGGCTCAGACCGCCAGTTGATCGCCATCGCCCTGCTATCCGGTTCGATGTCCACGATCTTGACCAACCCGTCGTGATCCTCTGAACGCTGGCAGTCAGCCTTTGTCACGCTGACAGGCGGGAGAATCTTGCGGGCGAAGCTTACTTCACGAAGCTTCTGCCGAATGAAAGCACCAGCGGCCTCAGCGAGCTTCGGCAGCTCCTGCGGATCGCTAACAGCCTGGGAAAAGAGGCTGTTTATGGTTGCAGCGTCAACGTCGTTCATGTGCAGTCTCCTCTTTCTCAGGCCTTACGCTGCCGGCACAAAGCCGATAGCATAACCAGAGACGCCAATGAACCACAGAAGGCCATCGGCACCAACCGCCTGCTTGACGTACGCGAAGATGGCGTCTCCAGCCGCAGCCGGATAGAGCTTGCCAGACTTCACCGTCAAGGGGGCTCCTGCCACGTAGGACTGGCCGGAAGTGTAGCCCTCTGTATTCACGTTGGCTTCCAGACTACCAATCAATCCAGACATCCCACCGGTGGAAACACGAGTTGTACCATCGGGGAGAGTCGCCCCAACATCGGGGAAAGTACTGTCGTTGAACGCCAGGAAACGCACTGCTGTGGTCGTCTCGGATGTCGCAATGACCGCGCTCCCGTTCTCGTCCAACTCAAACCACTGCCCATTCCGAATGGTCTCCCCTGACGCAAGAGGAACTGTCTTGCGGAAGACCATGTCGAGCGGGCTAGTGACGTTCAGATTCACTGCCTTAGCCATTCGCTCTACTCCTTATCTCGTTACCTAATTCCAAGAAGATAGCTCATCAGAGGATTCTCGTCCGCTACGAGTGAATCGCTCTTGATGCACCCTATCTTCTCAGTGTCCTTCCTGAAAAGTTCTGAGAGCTGATCTTCGCTGAGGTTACAAACCTCTGCGAATTTCTCGAGAACGTCTTCAGGATCTGCCTCACCATCTCTTACAAGCCGCAACACTACCTTTGCGGCTTCAACCTGCTGACTGAGGGACTTTGTGAAGCTGGCGGTCTTCTCCAGCCCCTCTACCTTCTCTAGCAGGCTTTTGTTCTCTGCCTCCAGCTGCCTGATGGCTTGGGCAGCCTTTGCCATTAGAGCCTTCTGGTCCATGGCAACCTCACTAGTTGGTTTCTGCCGCAGGGCCAGGAACACTGTCCTGAAGCTTGCTGAACAGTGTTCTCCCTGTATCTATTTTTTGCTTGCGCATCGTTTTTGTGCGCACTCCGGTATTCTCTGTAATCGCACCTATTGTTCCTGGTTCTGGAGTATCATTAACAACTCCACCTACTATCTGGGCGTTTTTAACTATGTCATGAGTTAACGCCTCTAGTCCTTTTTTTGCCTTTGGGTCGTTAATGGTATCCAGGATGACTGCCATTGCAAGTTTGTTGAATCTGTCCTGATCGACCGGCTTGCCAGCTTCTTTCGAAGCCGACTCAAGAATGTCAGCTAACTTCTGAAACTCTGTGGGCGGAGGTGCAGCGGCGACCTCTGTTGCGGCTTTAGCCGAAGATTCCTTCAGCGCTGCATCTATGAGCTCGTCTACGTTAAACATCCCGCACCTCTTTTAGGCTGGCTGGGGCCACTTTTACATGGCCCCAGCCATTAACCTAAATTACTTCTCGACAGCCTTGGCCAGCTTCTCGGTCAAAGAAACGGCTTCTGGCTCTTTTTCAGTCTCGGTCTCTGACTCGGCTTCTGCGCCGATCTTGGACAGCTCATCAGCCAGAGCGCGAGCCATCAGACGGCCAGCGGCCTCCACCTCTTCGGCAGACTTGGCCTCACCCGCCTGATACTCGGAGTATTCATCAACGACCTCAGCGGCTGCAGCCAGCTTGTGCAGGTCGTGATCGAACTCCAAGCCTTCCTCTTCGAACACGGAGATGACCTGGGCGACCTTCTCGGCCTCCTCTTCGGAGAGCGCCTCGACGGCCTTTTCCAGGGCAGCATCAGCGGCTTCTTTGCTCATCCCCTCAGCTTCTTTCGTCACTTCGGGAGTGGCCGCCTCTTCGCCACCGTACTTCTGGTTGTAGATCTCAGCAAGGCTCATCAGACCCCTCCTTACGCGTTTGTCTCAACGGCAGTACCCGGAGTACGCACCTTACGAGCCGTGGCGAGGATTTTCTTTACCACGTTCATCGTAGCCACGTTATCCGGATTCTTGCTCGTGTGAGCCTTTTCAACGGCCGCCTTGACCTTGCTCAGGACCTTACTGCCATCCTGAGGAGTAGAGGCGTCAGCCTGCTGCTGAACTACCTTGCCGCTACCCATCTCGAGTGCGCCGCCGAGCTTCTGCAGCTCGTCAACGAACCCACGGGCCATGAATCTACCAAGAAGCTCGGCCTCTTCAGCCTTCTTCTCGGCCTCTGCAGTCTTCTCCCCTTCGTCGAGCGCCTGTGACGCAGCTTCGACCTCTTCGGCGGAAAGATTGAGCTCTTTTGCAACCTGCTCAACCACTGGATCGCTTGTGGTCTCTTCCGTCTCTTCAGTCGTCTCAGCGGCAGTCTTCTCGCCCTCTGAAGGAGCACCGTCCTCGAGCAACTGCGCGAGGATTTCCGAAACAGTAGGCATCTTGGCTCCTTTCCTACTTCAATCCCAACTTGTGCGCACCAGCTACAGCAGCAATCGCTCCCGCTAGACCAAGGGGCAGATGCTTAGAAGCGACAAACTCTTGCACCGGTCCTAGCTGCTCTCCCCTTAACTTCTTGCCCTGGTAATGAGCAGAAGCCAGATAAGGCGCAGTCAAGCCAGCAACACCCGCCAGGATGCGTTTGCTCACTTTCATCGCCACCTTGGTCATGCCAAGCATAGCTTGCGTCATCTCCTCTTGCGAAATGGTGCGCGTCTCCGGGAGAAGATGAGCAAACTTCACTATTGTGTGCTTAGAAACCTCTGTATCCCAATCCACTAAATTGGCCCGATATTGCTCGTAAAGCGTGACAAATGTCACGGGCTGCTGGACATAGGCCTCTTTCACTAATGGGCCTGTCCGCTCTTCCCGTGCGTCGATCCAGGGGGCTAGAGCCGATCGCTCTGCAACGTAAGGCATCAAGATCTCTATGGCTGCAGAATTGATCGCACCTGGGTCGACAAACGCCAACTTTTCCGCATCGGGCGCTTTTGCGGCATTCTTGATGATGAGCATCCTGGCAAACTCGGATGGTTTGGCAACCATGCCGAGCGCAGCCATGCTGGACAACGCATGGTGCAGAGGAAAAGAACTTAGCTTCTCAAGGACCTGTGAGGGGAAATTTCTTTCTCGGGATGCTACCCGTTTAACCCTTCCCCGTAGGCCCTTGATTATCTTGATCTTTTCCTCTAGGTCGATGTAGCCCATCCGTGAAGCGGCATCATCAAGATCACTATCTACCGTGTGACCTGGCACCTCCTTCTTTATTTCGCCTTTTTTTTGTTCTACTGCATGTTTCGCCTGAGCAACCTTGACTCTTTCTGCAATGATCGCACTGGGAACAAGCACGTGGTCCCTGGAATAACTACCACAACCAGTCCCGTCGTCGCCCATAAGAATAGCCTTCTCTCCACTAGAGGCTACTTTCATGAGCGTCATCGCAGTTTTGTCAGCCGGGATCAGGACTCTGGAAATATCGAAGAACCTCGGCATCGAGTTGACCGCATAAACTTTATGTCCATTCTCCCAGGTTTGGTTCATGGCAGTCTTTAAATGCTCGCAATATTCTGCAACCGTCTTGGATTTATGATTACATATGCTGCACTGGTCGAAAGGCACTTTCGTGCCCATAGACCATACAACAGAACCGTTTTTGTCTATATCAGAAACGATGTCCGGTGCTTTCTTGCGGTCTACCGATACAATCAGCAAGACTCTGTGCATCCCTTTATCGTAGACGGGGAGCTCAACTTTGCCAAAAGAGTTGGCTGGATCTTTGTTGAGATGGTGTTTGAAAACATGAGCAGAAAGGAAGGTCTTGTAGCGTGGGAGGGGGACCCCGGTGTAGGGCGCGGGGTTCCTACCAGCTTCCATTGGGGTCTGGACGCCGAGGAGATCTTTCTCGAAGAAAGCGTCCCCGTTCACGTTGCTACCCCAGAAGTCCGCCGCTCCCAGCGCTACAATTAGCAGGTAAAGCAAATCAGGATCTGGGGTCAACTTCGCGAGATACTCCTGCACTTCCGCCGGTAGCGAGCCAGCCGTCTTCTCAAAGACGGCAGCGCTCATCCTGGGAAGGATGCGCGTGTTCGGCTCGCCGTAGCGGTCGAATGCAGGGATCTCGAGAAGCTTGTCCAACGACATCAACGCTCCTGGTTTATTTCTTCCATCCCCTACTTGGTAGGTCCCGTCTTCTCGTGTTTCTTCTGCCACTTACGAGCAAGCGGGATGCTAATGCCAAGCCTGCCAACCAGCCCGGAACCAACGCCGCCAGCTACACCGGCAGCCAATGCAGCATTTGGATAACCTTTCTCGAGTAGCTTTTTCATGACATGCAAGGAACCTAGGGCCCCGAGATTACTCGCGATTCCACCAGTGACATCTGCTCCCAACCCTTTCAAGCCACTTTCAATCCTTTGTCCCTTCTTTGCAGAAATGGCGCCGGCTAGTCCAGATCCAATCAAGAAACGGCTGCCCTTGGGGTTTCGCCTAATCCACTTGGAAACCCTTCCTTCTTTCCCTTCCTTAGCCGCCAGTTTAGCGAATTCCTGCAAAGTCATCTGGGATCTCCTTACATTACTGCCTGGGGTGATGGGCGCCTGTACCTAAACGAATTGGCCATGTCTACATGCATGGCACTCCTACCAAACATTCCGCCAAGACCTTTTGCCTTCCCGTACCCAAGGTATCCTTTCCCCGCCTCACGCAAGCCCCCTCCTATCTTTCCTACGATGGGGGCCTTCGTGGTTACTTTTGTGGCCAACGAAGTAACTGGTTTTATTACCTTGGAAGCTGCAGAAATTATAGGTCCCCAAGCAAATGCATGCTTGGTCAAACCTCTGCAGCGAGATCGGGCAAAGTCGGTTAACAAATTTTTAGTCCTTCTTCTTGCGTCGAGCAAGCGCCAGGGCGCCACCGCCAGCTGCTAATCCACCGCCATATAGACCAGCGGTAGCGGCGCCGCTCTTAAGCGCCTTGTTCCTAATCTGCCGAATCGCAGCGGCTGAGCCCGCAGAAACTTCTGATTTGGCACCGGTAAGGCCAAGAATCTGTCGCCAATTATACCCAGCGTTTCTTAGATGTTTAATGTCAGATGCGCCTTCACGCACGCCCTTAGCAGTGGCCGTGCCCTTAAGGGCAGGAGCCACGGCCTTGGCCTTGCCCTTAAGGGCAGACACGAGATCCTTGGCTTTACCCTTGACAGATTTCAATACTGTTTTAGTCCCAGCCCAACTAATCGCATCTTTCTCCAGCTCTTCAGCCAACCTGGCTCTCGCAAATTCCTTCAGTTCCATGTTCACTACCCTTCCCTTCCTGCTCTGCACACAGCAAAGCACCTTGCCTGAGCTCTCTAGCTCAGCACTATTTCGCCAACCGCCGGTCCAGCTTGTAGAGAAGTTTAGACTCTCTTCCCCACATCGCATGTTCACCTGTTGACTTTGGCAGTGCCTTTATCTTAGCTATAAGAGGCTTCGGGCGGAAAGCTTTTGGCTTGATAACCTGTGCCCCAAGCGATTTTTTGGCTGTGCTAGCGGCTGGACGGAAGAGGCCCTTCGCTGCGCCAACAAGCTTAGACCCAACGGCTTTTAACCCGGAAACAAGGCCTGCCGACTTAATGAATTCTTCGTCATATCCAAGCTTAACTAGTTCATCAATAAACGCATCGCAGAATACCTGCTCAGCAGTCTTCTCGATCGAAGCCGTTTTACTCTTCTCAGCCAGCTTTTCGAGTAGTGAGCTCATGCCGTTCTTCTCCGTAAAGTACACTTTCTGGAACTATGGCTTCGTGCCTTGCAGAAAAAGAATCTTCGAACTCTTCTTTCGTTCTCATTAATCTATAAGGATCATACAGGTTTTGCTTCAATGTAGCAAGTAAATTCTGCTCTGAAGTTACAGGGCAGGTCTTCACAACTTTCTTGCCTATCCTTACTTTTATTTTTGTTGGCATTGACATTGTATTTTCTATTAAGGCTAGAAGCATCTTAGAGTCAGCCGTAATCCTTATGTTGCCGTTGCTCAAGGCTACCTCTGCGGCCTTTACGGACATCTTGCCAAAGCGCTCTCGAACTATAATCATTATGGCATAACCTCTTGTGGAGGTGTGGCCAGATCAGCCATTTCCATCGGAGACATAGATCTACCACCCTCTGGATGTTTATAGCTGCGGCCTAAAACTCCGCCGATATAGGTTCCCTCCATTTGTATAAGCTGGCTCATTGTCTGAGGATCAAGCTGTCCCCATTGATGCATTTTCTTGAGCAGCGACTCTACGACCGGCTTGTTAGTGGCAACTGTGCGCGGAACGTATTTCTGGAGCGACCTGAAGTACTCCATAATTTTCGGTTCTTTTTTGAGTTCGGGGTTTTCTTCGAGTACTTCCGCGAATATCCTCTCGCTTTCTTTCTTGGTCTGATACTTTGTTATCAGGTTTTTGACTGGAGACGTTATCATAGAAAGCCCCTGCCCAGCGCTATGTAGGATGGAAAGACCTAGTCCGGCAAGAATCGCAGCATAAGCAGGGCCTTCTAGCTTTTTCAGGATTGGCCCAAGATGAGGAGAACCAGAAATGACACGCCTGGCTGATTGCAGCCCATGAGAGAAAGAAGGCGCACCTGCGTTCTTGAGCATGCTCTCATCGAGCAAGAATTCTATTGCCAGGCAAACATCTGCGCCATACTGATCGATTACGTTCTTTTCAACCTCCGTCGCTACCTTCTCGACCATTGAGGATAATTTTGTAATAGATTCTGGAGAATTGCCATAAAACGTTTTGCGAACAAACTCAATTGTGCGTAGTTGCCCACATTCTAAGGCATTAATAAGCCCACTTCTGACTTCAGAAAGCTTGGACATCTCCTCGTTGGAGATCTGCCCATTTTGAAACATGCGCTCTATTAGAGTCATGCTGCTTCTTCCTTCTTTCTAGTTGCCCTGGCCAATCCATAACCACCAGCTGCCCCGAGTATTGCCGCAAGTGAGGCTAGCACCGGTTTGCTGGTCAATACGTTTTTGACTTTATTGACCTTCTTAACAGCGCCTGTTATTTTACCCAGCATATCGGTTAAAGACTTCATGGCAGCCTCTGCTGCTTTTTTTGTCGCTTTCCTGGTAGCCTCATTTGCAACTTGGCGTGCCTGTCTTTCGGGTCTTTTTGCTGCGAGAATGTCTATGAGCTTTTTCCTGGCTTCAGCCGAAATTGAAGTGTCTCTCATGCTCGAATGCACGAGAGAGAGCTTCTCCATTTCGGAAACAAAGCCAGGCCAAAAGTTCATAGCATCACCGCCTAGACGTAGCCTTCGTCGTCATCCGGATCTGGACGCCGTGCAGCGCCGCCTGTGGCGCCGTAGAGCTTCTTGCCAGTGGGCTCTGGGGCTGGGGCAGCCTTTACCGCCTTTGCTTTTCCAGCGCTTTTGGCCGGCGCTTTGTCTGATTTGGCTGCTCCCAGCTTTTCAAGCTCGGCAGCGAACCCAAGGAACTCTGGTGTTGCGATCTTATCCATTGCGATCTCCTATTGGTAGTAAGAAGGGAATTGCTGTTGTGGCTCTTTCTTTTTCAGAAGCTTGTGTGCGCCAACGGCTCCGGCTCCGAGCGCGGTTCCGCCTACGGCAGTGCCCATCAGAACGTTTCGCAGCTTGGTTCTCTGTGCTTGCCGACCAGCCGCTCTTGAAGCCATCTCTTTTTGAACCGCAACCTGTTTCGCTTTTGCTATGTTGGCTTGCAATCTAGGCTGAGGAGAAACGCCTTTGGCGATTTCTGCGCCGCGCCTGAATTCGCCTTTTGTCCTAATGACAGTGCCTTTCATTTTCTTAGCAGCAGAAGTGGCGCCTCTTTTTGCCCCACCGAATACCTTCCCCAGTCCTTTGCCAATAGAACCAACAGCCTTGGCAAGCATCCCTGCCTTGGCCATCTTCTCTAGTTCGTCATGGAAGTAGCTTAGCATTTTGTCTCTCTCTAGTACAAAACTTTGGATGGATCTTGCACCAACTGAGGAGACCTGTCCGTCATTTTAATTGGATAGCGCTTTTTACGAATGCGGGTTTTTGCAAGCAAGATACCAACGAGCGTACCGGCTGTAATAGCAGGCAGGGTTAAATCTTTTACGCTGGCCTGCTTGATCATGCTTCTTGCGAACTCCACGAGTTCCATGAAATCCATCTTACGTTGTCTGTTCGCTCTTGACGAACTGGTCCACTTTCTTGGATGTGTTTAGGTCTTTGATGCGGTTGCGAACATAGGTGAACTTCTCATCCAGAGTTTTGCCAGCACGGTTATTGCTTTCGAATGCGGCCCGATAATTGGCCAATGTATTTAGCGCCACGGTTATTGGATGGCTGCCATTGACTACCTGGACACCGATCGGCTCGCTCATGTTCTTGAGCTTGCTGGAGATCAGCGCAGGGTCTACGGCCTCTCCGTGTTTCTTGAGCAGGTATTGCAGCTTGGCTCCAAGCACGCCTTCGGTGAGCATTCTCTCTGCGCACTTCACAAAGATCTGTGCAGCCTGGTCTTCATCAGAGATGTGGCGTGTCGCAGTCCAGAGCTCTTCTAATGGAGTCCCGGTAAGCACCAGCTGCTTAGCCAGCTTATAGAAGCTCTCTGATTCAGCCTCTATCTTGTGACGCAACGCGACTTGGCGCGACTCAAGCTCTGCTTTGGCCGCAGCGATCTTCTCGAGTATCTGGCTGGCGACTTTGACTTTTTCTTCTACCTCGGGCGAATTGCTGACTTCAGAGATCCCGAAGATTCTATTTACATCAACCTTGGTTTTGTTCTTCGGGCCAGAGAAGTAATCGTGTGCAACTTTTTCAGGCTCTGACTCGAGCGCTGCTATGATTTTTTCTGGATCGGCCAGGTCGAAAGAGAATGTCTTGTCTTTCGCAGTCTTAAATAACTGCGCATAAGTATTGTGATTGGCCGTTTCACAAACCCTCTGGATCTGAGTGGGTTGTAAATCATTGGCATCAGCTATCTTCATGATCGAAGTATTCATGGAGACTCCATGCTCCAAAAAGTCTTTACTTGCGATATAGCCCCATTCGACGAACTGATGTGGGCTTATCATCTTTAGCTTCCTTACTAGAACAGCACCCACCACATGTGGGAGCTTTGGGCATTCGTTACACAACTATTATACGAGGCCTGATTCCTATGTCAACCCCAATTCAGCTTAAATGCACATGGATACGTATGTGGCGAACGGGGTGTTTTGCGGCTAAATTCTGGCATAAGGTTATTGTGGAGAGAATAATTTTTTGTTTTGGCGCCGAACTAGGAGACAAAAAATGGCTGATGCTGTAAAGTCAACGTCTGAAGCGTTCTTGAAGTTGCTGGCACTTGTCTCTGGCCTGCCCGGAGTCGATATTGTGATTGGCACCAAGGACCTGGTTATGGAGACCTTTCAGAAGAACCCGTCCAAGCTCAAGTTCATATCTGCAAAGGAGATGCCCGTTCACGTATTCGTCGGGACATCCCGTCCCGACTGGGAGCTCTTTTCTACCTTATCTAAAAACGGGTTGGTTTCTGAGCTGGAAACGGGCGAGATCCCGAAGACAGCTCTAAAAGGGGGTGATGCCGGGACGCTTGCTAAGCTGGTGCTGGAAGACGGGCTTACTGTAGCTGCTGCTGCACAGAAGATGGGTCTAAGCATGTGGACCGCATACCGTTTATCAGCAGAGCTTAAACTTTCTGAACGGAAGAAAGGCAACGAGACCAAGAGCAACACTGTTCAGAAAGCTCACAAACGCAATGAGTGGACCAAGGAGGATCTCGAAACTCTTGAGTCGTTGATAAAAGAAGGGAAGTCATATAAAGATATAGCAAGGGCTCTTGGGCGCAGTCATGCAGCTGTTATGCAGAGAGCATCGATAACCAAGAAGAACAAGGATTATTGTAATAAGCCAAATAGCAAGCCATGGACAAGCGGGGACTTGCGTACATTAATAGGCATGAGAACCAGGGGGAAAGACTGGAAGGAGATTGCGCTTGCGCTGAGCAGAACAGAAGACGCTGTGAAAACCAAGATCTACAAGATCAACAATAGGCAGGCGTGACATTTGTCACGCCACAGAAAAGGAGATAGAGAAGTGGCAAAAGGAGCGTCGACAGCGATGTCTTTTCCATCGCTGCCCAACAAGTCCAACAAGTTCATGTCGAAGGCCGCCGCGAACCTGGAGCTGGGACGCCTGTTGCGCAGAGAGGTCTGCAACAGGCTCGACATCGGACGGGTGTTGCACAACCTGCAACGGGTGTGCAAACAGCCAGAAGACTA